GAACAATAACTGGTTCAAACTCAGCACCCGAACCATTTCCACCAGAAATTTCTACAGTTACATTTACATCAATATCAAATGTCTGCAAATCCACATACACTTTCTTTACAGAACCAGAAACTACAGGTTGTAACTTAGCATTTCCTGATGAAAAATCAAGTAATGGTGGATTAATCACGTCATAATCTATTCCCGAATTTAAAACTCTAACCTTTTCAATTGGACCGTAGTAAATTTTATCATTTGTTTTATAGCTGAGTATCTCAACGCCATTAGACAACATACCGATAGGACCAGGAATAACTTCATTTTTACCTGATTCGCCAATTTCTGGATTTATCTTGAATCTTCTTAATAATTTTTGTGGAGATATTTCTAAATTTCTTTGCTCATATAAAACAAATCTATGAGAACCGGCAGGTAATGTTCCACTAATATTGGAAAATTCCAAATAATCATTACTTCCAACTAGTGATAGTGATGTATATAATCTAATTTGCCTCTTATTGGATAAAACCTGAACGTAGTAGTCCCTCTCTTCCAAAAATTCTATTGGAGAATCTGAAAACTTATAATAAATCCTATCACCATTTAAGAATGAAATAATCTCATTAAACTCCAGTATAGAATGCTTTTCAGTTTCTGGATTATAACTAGAAACATCTGATACATCATAAATGTATACATTTGGATCAATATCATATGATGGTAGAGAATTGGAAGCAACATATAAGTTTTTATCTTCTTCATTATATAAGTTCAATATATCAGAAATAACTGAATTATTTCCATATTTTATAGGAACTATACTAGAAGAACTTACTGCTTTCTTTTGAATTCTTCTTATATCATAGTTTTCAGTTACTATAAGAGGAGGTATTAATGAAGAATTAACCGTCACAGTTTTTCCATCAATATTTGTTATTTCTACACTTGCTAATCCAGGAGCAACTATTTCAGTATTTCTTTCTAAAAATTCTATGTTATCACCAACTGCCAAGTTTGATTTATCAATATCACTAAAAATATTAAACTGATTTCCAGAAATAGTAGTAGAATCTATCTGGAATCTGCAGTTAGTATTATATACCCAAGAGTTTGCTAGAATTTCTTTTCTAGTTTTGATTTGATTTTCCGGATTTTTAATTACTTCTCCAAGATTTTTTACAAAAATTTCATCACCTTCAATATAATTGAAACTATCTAAAGGATTTTCAGACTCTTTAATTACTAATGATGATAAAACTCCAGTAGTTCTAAATTCAACTTTCTTAGTCTGGTCTCCATTTTCAAATCCATAGTAAGTTTCTAATGTAGTGATATTATCTTGCTTGCTTAATAGTAATGTATTGTCAGAATCTGTATAACAATTAAAAAATTGATTTAACGTTTTTTCAGTATAAAAGATTTTTCTACCATTAAAAGTAAAATAACCGCTTTCGGGAAATCCAACTGTTGAATCTACACTTACTATTTCAGTTGAAGTTTTTGTAATTAAATTGTTACTTGAAACTTTTGTACTTGGAGTAATTGTAAAATTGCCAAATATTGATGATGATACATCATCATATCCTATGAAAAGGTGTAGTTTATAATAGGTTTTTCCTTCTTTTGTTATTGGCTCTACTTCAGATACAGAGGCATATGTATTTGTGTCATTTGTTTTAAATATAGTTTGTCCTCTGAGGTTAGTAGGATTTCCACTAATTCTCTCTACTACAGAAACTTCCCTTCTGATAAACTTAGCATCTGAAGGTTTAAATAAATATTGCTCTAAATCTATTACTCTTGGATTCACTCCAAATAGTACATTAAATAAAATTCTAAATGATTCTTCCGTACCTTTGGTTTCATATAAAGACCTTGCTTCCTTTATAAAGTTACCAACATTTAATTCTGATATAAAACTTCTATCTTCTAACCCAGGAACCAATGTATATTTTATTTTTTTATAAAATTCCTGTAAAAATAGAACACTAAGATTTTCTACAGAAGACCCTGATGTATGAGAAGAGGCATCGGATTCTGAAAAAACTAATTCTTCTGGTTCATTATCTTGATGATAATTAGTAATTCCACTAAAACCTCTAACGCATCCTAGAAAAGATTTTTCTGTTTTTCCAGTATATGTAATAATTTCATCATCAATTTTTATTAATCCATATTTTTCAGGAAATCCTTTCGTATTTTCAACATCAATAACTCTTGAGTCTGCTGAAATACTTGAAGTTAATGTAGTAACACCAACAATAACTTCAGGAATCAAATTATCTAAGTTTAGATATTGGTCTAAATTATCAATTAAGTCTATAGAAGAACTTTGATATTCTTGAGATATGTAATATTGTTTTAAGAAATCTATAAATTTAGTGTAATTAGTAATTCCAGAACGTGTGTTGGATTGTTCCAATCCAACAACAGTTGAATATTGTTCAAAATTTACAGTACCTGAGGTTTTTCCAGATACTTCATCATCTACTGTAAATGTGTCTTGGTTTATTACAGTTCTTACTGAATAGAAACCGTTGGTGCCAGAACCACTAACATATTCTAATTTTAGTCTATCAGTCTCCTCTAATCCATGATTTATAGATGTTATTGTCACAGATTTTCCATTTCTAATGTAAGTACCAGACCCACTGATAGTACTTTGTACTTCTTCAGATACTGTAACAGTATCCCTGATAAAAGTTGGAAGTTGACTTTCAATTATTTGATATATTTTTATTCTATCTTCAAACTGTCTTGGCATATTTTATGACCTCTGCAAACTTCCGTTTGAATAACTTGATCTAAATGAATCTCTAGAGAAAACTACACCAGATATATCATCACCAGATGCTATCACATCCTTTACCATATTTATTTGACTTTTTGATATATCAAATACTAAATACAAATCTTTTAATCCAATAACATCATTTGAATCTGGATATGCTTGTATTTCAATAACGTTATTTGGTCTTTCGGTGTTGATAATATAGATGGTGTTTATAATAATTTCCCCTTTCTCATAATCAACAGTACCAGCAGAAGGAATGACTATGATTGGGGGATCATTTACATTCTGAGATGGTCTTACTACTGATATTACACCAGTTTTTTTATCTAGATTTGGTTTATCTACAAAGTAACAAGTTTCTGTCTCTGAAACTTGTCCTCCAAATTCCTCAACTCTTAATGTAAATCCAGTAGACTTAATATTATAACCACCTTCTTTCACATAAAATCTATTACCATAGCAGATTTCATATTGAGAAAACTGATTTACTACTGCCTGAAGGTCTCTTCTAATTCTTACCTTTGTAATATTTGATGTAATTGCACGATCAGTGTTATCAATCGTTGCCAACATTTTACTATACTTAAATCTTCCACCAAATTTATTCAATTCTATAGAATTTGCATATAGATTGAGAGAATTAATAACATTAGACTTTAATCCTTCAACACTAGATACTTGATTTTCATTATAATAGATTGAAGAATCAATTTCAATATAAAGAACTTTCAAATCAACTATTTTGGCATTAATTCCTGCCATACTGTACTGCTTTAATTTTGTTAAAATCTGCTCTTTATCAAAATCAGAAACAAGTACACCATTCTTTGGTTTAATACTAATTAAAACAGTTCCAAATTGTGGGGGTTCCAACTCTTCTCCACCAATAACGGAAACTGATTCGGTATTAGGATAAATTTGATTTGCAATGATTGCCTCGTAATCTCTAGTTGTTACTGCTCTGTACTGAGATGAGTATAATCTTGGTGCAAAATATTTTACAGAATTTATGGATTCAATATCATCACCATTTCTAGATGGTGTGATAGTGTTTATTACAATTCTATTTGTAGGTCTCACTAGATTGCCAAAAGAGTTTCTGACAGATCCTTGATATAAAAAGTTAAAAGCACCATTACCACTTCTACCGTCAGTCTGAATATAAGTTGCAGTTACTACTGTCTCATTTTCCAACTTTTTACCAAAATACCCATCACCAAATAATAATTCATACCTTTCATCAGGTATTTCTTGAATTAGATATGTTTCCGAATTGCCGTCAATATTAATTATATTGTCAATTAATGAGTATTTTTTACCAATTCCACTATCATTAGGACCTTTTACATAAACTGATAACGTGGAAGTATCTATACCTTCATTATCCAATATAAATCTTTGGTCTAAAGAACCATCAACGGTAAACTCCTTTACTAGTAAAGAACCCTGATAAACTTCGATATTGTTAAAGGATGCAACCCCATCAAGAACAGAAACTGTTATGTTCTGAGGAATTGAAAATATATAACTTGTGTTCTCTACATTTCCAACACAAACTAATCCTGCCTGCAATGTTAGTGTTGGAGTATTATCTGTTGTTAAGATATTAAATGATATTAAAGCTTTAGAAGCAACTCTTGATCTTGGCACATACCCAATTGTTCTTGCCAAAGAAACTACATTATCTCTTACTGTCGCAGAGTCTAAGAAAGACTCATTCACAATCATATTAGCGTTAAATGAGTTAATATAAGTGTTATATGCTAGAGTATCAATCAATACAGAAAAATTAGACCCTTCAAAGTCAAAATCTGTGAAATTTGAATTTGCACGAAGATAATCTTTTATAGAGGTCTTAATCTGATCAAAGTCTAGATTGTTAAATTTGGTAAAAGGCATTTTATCTTGTTGCCTCTAGAATGAACGTGAAAGGTTGTGCCGGAACATTTTGCCCGACTATAGTATAATTTACCGTCACTTCAAATGAATTATCATCAACAAGAGGAACTACAGATACATTTACGTCAGTAACTCTTGGTTCATATCTAAAAATTATGTTATCAATCTGGTCTTCAATAAAAATGGCAGTAGCAAAGTCCACAAATTGTTTCAATGATGGGCGAACATCGGAACCTAAGTTTGAATTAAAAAATCTTTCAGTAGGTATTGTTTCAACCAAATTACGAATAGAGCGTGATATTGCTCTTTCATTTACCAAAACAGGTAGATCTTTCGTGACTGGATGAGGTTCAAACGTCAAACTTATGTCTTTAAATGCTCTAGATGTCCTTTGTACTGCCATAAGGCAAAGAAATTTTCTTATTTATTTATGTCTATTTCCAAGAAGAACCATAAGTTGGCTCTGTTCCATACTCCCAATCGTCATAATCTTCATCATTTCGGATTTTTTCATGAATTTTTGTTTGTTCTGTTAAATTATGACGATTTTTTCCAATTTCATCATGCATAATTTCCTGAATTACCTTTTTTTCACCAAAATTTGAGTTATAATCGGTTGCTAAATGTGTTGTTCCCCACATTTGGTACATGTAATCAGAATTTCTGTCTGGATTTGGATTGGTTGCCATCTGTTTTTCCTTTTTTGAGGGTTAAACAGAACTTTTAGAGGGGTTGCTATCCCTATTTTACCCAAAAACCTCTTCTATAATAGTCTTTTTCTTCAATAAACTTAAATTCATTTCTATTTAAGTCAATTTCATCATCCCAAACTGGAATTGTAATAGAATTTTTATGTCGAAAATCGGGATTTCTACGAAAATGAACCTCTATTAATTTTTTTCCAATAAATTCACAATTTATCCACTCATATTTTCCTACTAATTCATTAAGTATTTCGGGAAAAATCACATTTCTTTCAACTTTTTCCCATTTTTTCCATTTATAATATAAATCTTTATCATCCCTAATTCCTAAAACAACTAATTTTGGTTCTTTGTTCTGAAAATCAACACTTAGATGTTCACCTTCAAAAATTTCACACCAAAATTCTGCGGGATTCATATTATAATCTTCAAAATACCCTTCAGTTTGT